GAATCAAACAAGCAAGCGCACAGGTTGAGTGGGATAAATACTACCGAGCCAACGTGGAAAGAATTTGTTTTATACTAAATGAAATGGGTTATGCTAAACCTATGAGTTTTTTTACTAAATTTGTCGAACACGTTGAGCATCAAAAGACACTCAGCGCAAAAAGAAAATCTAAAATCAAATAACTAAAACTATGAAAAGTGAATTGACATTCTGTCCAAACTGCGAAAGCAAAGAACTCGGAGAACGAGTTGATGAAATCTTGCGTGACCAACAGCTTGAAGATTGGGACACCGCCTACGAATTTGTTGACGACGAAGGAGAAATTAAAGTGTGTTTCGATTGTCAGGAATGGGACGATGCAGACGACGACGCAAAAGGCGAAGGTTGGGACTAAATAAAAACTATGAAAACAGTAAATTCAATTAGTGGTGGAATGACAAGCGCATATATTGCAGCTCATTACCCAGCAGACTTTAATCAATTTGCCCTTGTGCGCACAAATGACATAACTTGTAAATTTCCTGATGAAAAAATAAGACAAGTTGTTTCTGATAAAATTGGTAGAGAGTTCATAGGCACTCTTGAAAATGATATGATTGTTTATACTATTTTAGACCTTGAACAATTTATAGGTAAAGAAATTCATTGGCTAACAGGAGAGGCATTTGAAGATATTATTAGAAAAAGAAAAGCGTTGCCTAATGTTCAACAGAGATATTGTACTTCCGATATGAAAATACTTCCTATGAAGAAATTTTGGTATCAAAATATAAATGAACCAACTGAAACAAGAATAGGGTTTAGAGCTAATGAACAAGGCAGAGCAAAAACAATGTTAGAAAAATGTAGAGAGGACGGTTTTTTATATGAAAAATTTATTGTTGGAAAATCTGAAAATGGTAGAAATCAATGGAAAGAGTTAAAATGGCATAAACCAGTATTTCCTTTAATTCAATCTGGAACATTCAAAGATGAAATAGAATTTTTTTGGAAAGATAAACCTGTTCGTTTTGCTTGGAAGAATAATTGTGTAGGTTGTTTTCATAATAATTGCATGTTATTAAAACATACATCAAATAAAGATCCTCTTAAATACGAATGGTTTGCAAAAATGGAAAGGGAAATGCAGTCTTATTTTGTTAAAAAGAATGGAAATGAATCTCATTATGGAAGATTTTTATCTAATGGGTTAACTTACGATCAAATTAAAAATCATAAACTTCAATTAGATTTATTTGATACTGATTTTAACGAGTGTGATACTGGGTATTGTGGATTATGAAAAAGACATTATTACAAATCTTTGAAGAAAATAATTTGTTAGATTCGCCAGAAACAGAAAATCTAATAAACAAAATTAATGAACTAATAAAACAAGATGTTAATACTACAACTAAAAAAGAGAATCGAGATTCTTGAAGCGCAAGTTCAACAACTATTGAACGTGCAACCTGCTCAATTGCCAGCACCAATAAAAGAAAAGAAGTCGTCATTTAAGAAACCAACGGTTGAAGAAATTTATGACTACGCTTGTCAAAAACTTAACGACAAAGACGCTCTTGCCTTTACAGATAAATTCCACGCACACTACGAAGCAAATGGTTGGAAGGTTGGAAGGAATCAAATGAAAGACTGGAAGGCTGCCGTTCGGACGTGGGACTTAACTAAATTTGCAACTCAAACAAACCAACAAACTAAAATCAAAAATGGAAAATTCGACTCCGATGCTGCGCAACGCATCTACAACGACGCTCACAACTACACAAAGGGTTGATCGTGCTGAAAGAGAAAGCGCGTTCGTTGCCGATTACGAACTACCTGCATTTGTCAAACTTTGCTCGAAGGTCTGCGCAATGTACGGCATCGCATTACCAGAAGCCCAACTATTGCAAATGTTGCACGAGTTCATAGGCAAGCACTTTCGTTGGGTTACGTTTGAACACTTCAACCTCGCCTTTGAATTGAACGCAGCGAATGAACTGTCAAAGAAATGCGAACACTTCGGAGCGTTGAGCGTGTCATTCATTGGCGACGTGTTGACACATTACAAACCACACCGCGACAAGGCGAACCTGCAAATTCAGAGAGAAATAGCGGAATCAAAAGAAGAACAATCTAAACAATTAAAGGAGAGCGAAATGGCGGTAAACGATGATAGCTGGAGAAGAATGCTTGCGGAAGACTTGCAGAACTATAAGAAAGGAAAATATACGGTAATCGAGATTCGTGCGGTGTCGCTTATGCGTTGGCTTGAAGAAAGCAAGATGATAAACGCTGACACCTTCACCGAAGAAGAATACCGTCTTTGCAAAGCGAACGCGAAGAAGAATATCTACTTCGAACAACAACTTGTTCAATCAATGGTCGAACGAATGAGCGACCGCAAAAGAATGTTGTTGAAGGAATCAATTCGCTTTGAAGGTATGCGTGAGTTATATAAACTTTATTTGAGTAAGCAATGAGCCAATTTACATTTAACGAACAAGGTGTGTGTCTTAACCCTATCTTGAAAACTTACAAATGTAGTAAGGGTTACGAAGCGCAGGTTAACACCGCTATTGTTCAGAACGGAAATTGGAGTTATTCAATTAGGTTTCAAGGCAAGGATCAAGGTTGGTCGCAGCCTTTACTTTACCACGCAAAACATTGCGTTTATCAAACCAAAAACGAAGCGTTCAATGCTGGTCTTGAATTGCTTCTGCATCAAGTGAAGCAAAACAATGACTTAAAGAAATACGACAGTATTATTCAGATGCTTCAAGACGAACTTTGTCCTGTGGTTGAAAATCAATTAACACTATTTTAATGAAAAAAGTAAAATTTATTCACCCCATTACAGGAGCAGTACATAGGCTTTTATGCGAAAAGGTAGAAGGCTATGAGCAACGTGGTGAATTCTACCATCACTGTACAATAAGAAGAAAGACTGTAGCTTTAATTCCCATGTCATGGGCAATGATTAGAATAGATGAACCCGTATAAACCGACATACCTACCACGTCAAGTCGAAGCGTTGAACTTTCTAAATACCGACAGCATTGTTGAACAGTTGTTATACGGTGGCGCGGCAGGGGGTGGGAAGACGAAGTTCGGTTGTATGTGGCAAATACAACGTCGTTTGAAGTACGCAGGGACACGTTCTCTGATTGGACGTAGCAAATTAGATACGTTGAAAAAGACTACGTTAAACACGTTCTTTGAAACCGCTGAAGAATTTGGATTGATAGCGAACAAACACTACACGTTCAACGGACAATCCAACGTGATTAAGTTCTTCAACGGAAGCGAAATTGTTTTGAAAGACTTATTCGCTTACCCTTCGGACGTTAACTTCAATAGTCTTGGTTCGTTAGAAATCACAGACTACTTTATAGACGAGTGTTCCGAAGTAACAGAAAAAGCGGTCAGCATTGTTCACTCTAGATGCCGCTATAAACTAAACGAGTTCGGTTTAATTCCCAAAGGTTTTCTTTCGTGCAATCCTGCGAAGGGGTGGCTTTACAACGAGTTCTATATGAAGAACAATAGGAACGAACTACCTTCACACCGCGCCTTTGTGCAAGCGTTACCACAGGACAATCCGTTTCTTCCTGTTGCTTACATCGAATCTCTTAGACGCCTTCCCGAATACGACCGTAAACGTCTACTCGAAGGGAACTGGGAGTTCGACGACGACAGCGACAAGTTATTTCAGACGGAGAATCTTCTTCGAATGTTCCGCAACGAAGTAATCAATGAAGGAAAGAAGTACATAACAGCCGACATTGCGCGTTTCGGAAAGGATAGAACAATCATTTGCGTTTGGGAAGGTCTAACTATTATCGACGTAATTGAAATGAATCGTGCAGCATTGGACGAAGTAGTAAACCGCATACGTGTCGTAACAAATACACATAACATTTTGTTACAAGACGTAGTCTGCGACGAAGACGGAGTAGGCGGTGGAGTAGTTGATTTTCTTAAGTGTCGCGGGTTTGTAAACGGATCTAAACCAAAGCACCCGCAATACCAAAATCTGAAAAGCGAGTGTTACTATAAGTTGGCCCAATACGTCGAAGAAAACAAGGTAACGATTCTATCCAGTACGCGCAAAGAACAAATCGTTCGTGAACTCGAAATGATTAAACGACACCGCGCTGACGTGGACGGTAAACTTATGGTTACACCGAAGGACGTTATCAAGAACCGCGAAGGTATTTCGCCTGACGTTGCCGACGCTATCATGATGCGTATGTATTTCGAACTTAACCCAAGTTATGGACAATATGTTGTAGGATAAAAACAATTTAATAATTTAGCATAATGAAACAAACACCACTTTACGAAACGCTCAAAATGACTTACGAGCGTGAGCGCGAAATCGTCAATTCAATAGCGACCTACTTCCAACAGGGAAAGATTCTCGGAGATATCCTTCTTGAACTTTCACAACGAAAAGACTTGAACGCAAAAGAGAAAATCTACTTAGCGTTAATGATAGGTTCAATGATGTCAAAACCGAATGAAGATGGCGCAGAGCAAAACTAAGAAAGGAATCTGTGTTTACTTACACAAAGACCTGTGGAACGAGATTGACGAGAAACGAGGTGAGAACAGTCGCAACATTTTTTTAAGCGAA